CTGGTAATACTCCTCCTGTAAGTCCACCTCAAGGAAATCCAGGAGGAGATGGTCCAGGTTCAGGTGCTGGTGGAGGAGGTGCTGGAGCTGCTGGCTCTAATGGAGCACCCGCTCCAGGAGCAGGAGGAAATGGTGGTGCCGGTTTAACTTCTTCTATAAATGGAACTCCAACAGCTAGAGGTGGTGGTGGAGGAGGAGGCAATGACTATCCAGGTTTCCCAGCTCCAAGTGGAGGATCTGGTGGTGGTGGTGCTGGTCAGACAAGACCATATTCAGGAGCAGGTGGATCTGGAACAGCAAACACAGGTGGTGGTGGAGGTGGATCTGGTGTACCTAGTTGTGCTGGTTCTGGAGCTGGAGGTTCAGGAGTAGTAATAATAAGATACAAATTTCAATAGGTAAATTATGACAAGTAAAATTAAAGTAGATAATATAAATAAAGTTTCAGACGATTCTAACATCATTAAAAAATGTGGATCAACAACAACAGTTGGATCAGGTTCTGGTCAAACTATTGTCGTTGATGGTGCAACAGTAACATTAGGCAGATGTGGTGGTGCTGTTAATATTGCTTCAGGAGCAACTACATCAGGCATGGGTAGAACCGGCACAGTTGATTGGTGTACAACAGCAAAGACAGGTCCTTTCACTGCAACAAGCGGTGATGGATTTTTTGTAAATACTTCAGGTGGAGCAATTACAGTGACACTACCTAGTTCACCTTCTGCTGGTGACATAGTTGCTTTTAAAGATTATGGAGGCACTTGGGCTACTGCTTGTAAAGCTGTAACATTGTGTAGAAATGGATCAAAAATTAATGGAGGTTGTTTTAACACAACTTTAGTTACAAAAGCACAATCAGTAACTCTTATTTATGTTGATGGAACTAAAGGTTGGCAGGATGTTAACGATTCAACAGCTGATATAACAGGACAATCAAATTTCGTAGCAGCAACAGGTGGAAATGCAACGCTAACAGTTGGAGATTATAAAACTCATATTTTTACAAGTAGTGGTACACTTTGTGTATCTCAAGCAGGATCACCATCAGGTCAAAACTTTTTTGATTATTTTGTAGTAGGAGGAGGTGGATCAGCAGCGCGAGATGGTAGTGGAGCCGGCGGTGGTGGCGGTGGTGGTTTTAGATTATCAAATTCAACAGGAGGTCCAGGAGCAGTTCCTGCACCTACAATGAGTCCTTTAATAGCTCCCGCTGGACTTACAATAACCGTTGGAGCTTATCCAATTACAGTGGGTGGTGGAGGACCTTCTACCACTCCTTGTTTACAAGGAGTTAATGGAACTCCTTCATCTTTTTCAACGATCACTTCAGCAGGTGGTGGCGGTGGTGCATCCTACCCTGGTGGAACAGGTTTACCAGGTGGTTCAGGTGGTGGTGGAGGAAATCAATCTGCTGCCCCATCAGCTGGTGGAAGTGGAAACATTCCTCCTGTATCTCCTCCACAAGGACAAGGTGGTGGTTCAGGAAATGTAACTGGTCCAGGTTCTGCACCAACTCACAGAGGTGGTGGCGGAGGTGGTGGCGCAGGCGCTAGTGGTGGTAATATGTCTCCAGGTGGAGCAGGTAATGGTGGAGATGGAAGTTTTATAGGTGATCCTTATTTTGGTCCAACAGCTCCAAGTTATGGAACACCAGGTCCAGTCTCAAATGTAAGATATTTTGCAGGGGGTGGAGGTGCTAGTAACCAAGGAGGTTCTCCTGGTCAAAGAGGATGTGGTGGAGCAGGTGGTGGAGGTCAAGGTGAAGCCGGAGGTCCTGGAGGAAATGCCCCAGGTTCAAATGGAGTAATAAATACTGGTGGAGGATCAGGTGCAAGATATGCAGGTGCTCATACAGGTGCAGGAGGATCAGGATTTGTGGCAATAAGATACAAATTTCAATAGGATAAATTATGAGTACAATTAAAGTAAACACAATAGAAAATAGAACAGGCAGCACACTTACATTAGGTAAGTCAGGCACGACAATACAAATGGCTTGCGGTGCTACACAAACTGGATTTGGACGTACTGGAACAGTTGATTGGCAAACATCTTCAATTAAAACTTCTACCTTTACAGCAGTAAGTGGTGAAGGTTATTTTGTTAACACCACAGGTGGTGGGATAACAGTTAATTTACCAGCAGGTGTTGCAGGTGCCATTGTAGGTTTAAAAGATTATGCTGGAACTTGGCAAACTAATGCGGTTACTTTAAATCCTAACGGGTCAGATAAAATTGGTGGAGGTAATGATATAGATCCTACTTTAACAGCAGAAGGAGGTTCAGTTCTTTTAGTTTTTGTTGATTCAACACAAGGATGGTTAACCACTTCACAATCAGTTACAGAAAGCCCATCAGGTCAGGAAACTTTTATTGTAGCTTCTGGCGGAGACGCAACTGTTACGTGTGGTAATTTTAAAACTCACATTTTTACAGGCAGTGGAACTTTTACAGTAAGCGGTGCAGCTACTAGTGCACCTAATAATGTAGTTGATTATGTGGTGGTAGCAGGAGCCGGCGGTGGAGGATCAAATAATTATCCAAGTGCTAGAGGTTCAGGTGGTGGTGGAGCTGGTGGTATGAGATTTTTTTCAACAGCGCCAGGATCAAATCACCCTATAAATAATTCGGGCGCAAGTCCAAACACAACAATTACAGTAACAGCACAAGCTTATCCAATAACAGTTGGAGCTGGAGGGGCAGGTGCTCCTTCTGGTAGTCCAGATGAAGGCTCTAGAGGTAATGATTCAATTTTTTCTTCAGTAACATCAGCAAAAGGTGGAGCAGGCGGTGGACACTGTAATATGTGTAACAGACCTGGTGGATCAGGTGGTGGTGGAAGAAATGCAGTTAGCGGTGGAACAGGAAATACACCTCCAGTTAGTCCGCCTCAAGGTAATGATGGAGGAGATGGTGGAGCAAGTTCTGGTCAGTACAGAGGAAGTGGTGGTGGAGGCGCAGGTGCAGCAGGAACAGACGGCGATGTTTCTAACCCAGACTATGGCGCAGGAGGACTTGGCGCTTATATTGCTAATCCATTTATTGGTCCAACAGCTCCAAGTTATGGAACACCAGGACCAGAAGCATCAACAAGATATTTTGCAGGTGGTGGATCAGGATCACCAGCACCAGGAAGTGCATCAATAGGACCTGCCGGGGGTGGAGGTGGAGCTACAAACGCAGCAGGTACAGCCAATACAGGTGGAGGCGGTGGAGCAAATAGTCCAGGTGCAGGAGCAGCTGGAGGCTCTGGTATAGTTATGATAAGATATAAATTTCAATAGTTGAATGATAATTAAAAATAATATATAAGGAGAAACATTATGGCACATTACGCAAAATTAGGAGCAAACAATAAAGTTATAGCGGTACACGTTGTAGCTGATAAAGATTGTCAAAATGCTGATGGTGTTGAAGATGAAGAAGTAGGCAGACAGTTTTTGGAAAGAATCCATAGCTGGCCTCTTTGGAAAAAAACATCTTACAATACACAAGGCGGACAACACAAAGATGGCGGAACACCTTTAAGAGGTAACTACGCAGGTATAGGTATGACTTATGATGAAGATAATGATATTTTCATTACTAAAAAACCTTATGCTAGTTGGGTTCTAAATGTGGCAGAAGCAAGATGGCAATCACCAGTGGGTGATGCTCCAGCACTATCTGAAGAAGAACAAGATACTCACAGATATGAGTGGAATGAATCTACAGGTGCTTGGGATAAAGTCACTATATAATCTACTTGACATTATTATTGGAGTTAATTACATACTAGTTAGGTATGCAAAAGAAAGTATTAACAGAAGTTGACTTATATCACGGTGAAGTTGATATGCCAAAAGGCTTTGAGATTGACCGAGATCAAATAAGAAACGACATCATAGAATCCTACGTAAAACAAAAAAGAATTAACACTAATCCACAAGCTTATGCTTTTGATGATTATGTTATAAATTTTTCTCAACCTTTACAATGGATGCAAGATTACATCAGAGACCATTGGAAAGTTGAATATGGTAGAACTTTAGTGACTAAAACTATGCATGGTAATGTTATGCA